GTAAGTAACATCGTAATTTGAGAGGGCAGAGGTCATGATATAGTTCAATGATGGATAAATACCTTTGTCGATATAGGTTGAGATAATAGCATCAACTTTCATTTTGATAGCTTCGTTACGCCAATCAATCTCGCTGGAATTCTCTTTATCACAGTCGCAATGACCGCAATCATCGCCGCAATCATAATCATCGTCTTCGCTATCGTCTGTGCTATACACAGGCTCGCTGATTTCTTTGCGCTCTGGAGTAATATCAGAGTGAATTTTATACTTGCTCACGCGCAACTTTTGAAAAGAGCAGTCGGTTGGAACGCTGACGGCATCGGCGGGATTAACTTCAACGACCAGCAAACGTCCAGTTGAGCCAGCCCAATCTTTAGCGTAGTCAAAGCTGCCAACGTGCAAGCCAAAGGAACAATGATTGTCTTTGTTATCGTCAACAGAGCGGCGAGCAACTTCAATCGTTGAGCCAAGAGTGTTGAGGATTTGACCTTGATCGTTCACTTTACCTTGAACAACGACAGTATTTTTATTGCCGCTGCTGGAATAAAAATCATTTTTAACTCCTTTGTAAGCGAGGAAATTTCCTTCTGGCGTGATTGGAAGCGACTTGTAGGACAAGAACGAATAGAGTTCGTTGACCGAATTAGCCGAGACATTAGACATGAGCTTGTCGATGAAGTTCAACAAAGGTTCAGCGTCTTTAGCTCCAGCCTTTAACAGTTCAAGCAGTTTAGTGACAACGACGCCATGCAGCTTTTCTGTGCCGTAGAACACTTCGCCATCGTTGACGCGCAACTTGCCGTGAGAGAAGTTGACGATCTTGTGCTCGACATTCACCAGAGCGGGAATATCGGCGTAATTCGCGTCGATCAAGGCTTTGCGTAAAGCAAAGAAGTTCGGATTGGACTTCTCGACGGTGTAAGGACGACCATTAACGAAAACGGTAATGGAATCATCGCGCATAATGTAGGCTGGCTTATTCATATTAGTAACTTAGTTTTTGTTTAGTTTTGTTGTTTATCAATCAGGGAAATATAATTGGCGAAATCTTTTGTAATTTTTTCATTGAAATTGTAAGAGTAACTGTTCGCAACGAATGAGAGCAGTGGGTACTTATTCATAAGAGCATCATGCTCGGCGTCAATTTCGCTTCTGTCAATAGTTTCTTTGATGAAAGTTTTGGTAATTTGAAATAATTCCATCATGTTTCTGTTATTCTCGTAGAAATCAAGATCAGATTGGCTCGCTTCTCCGAAAAACAGTCTCAAAGCATGATTTTTCTGGAGCGAAGAAGCGATGTCTTTTACATAAGAATTTCTGAATTTAGAGCTACGATAATTGATCTCGGTGTTTTTAGAGATAGACTCGCTATGCAATTTTAATTGTTTTTTAATGTAATCTTCAACCAGAGTTGCGACGTTGACTGCTTCACTGCTAATATCAGAATCATCGAAAACTCCATAGACAATATCTTGGTCAATGATCTTTGATTCGTTCAGTCTTGTGAAGAAATCATAAGAATTGTTTTGACCAAACATTTGTTTAGAAATCTCGCATACAGGACGCTTATCTTTGTATTCTAGCTTAACATAATAAAATTTACCTTCTTCTGGAAGATTTGCGCTTCCAATAAAGGGACGATAACCATAAGCACCTTTTTTATATACAACGCGAGCTTCCGAGGACTTGGCATCATCAAGTTTCAGTTTTTGAGTAGTAGAAGAAAGGAAAACACGTTTGCAAGTAGTATATGTAGTCAAGAAATCTTTAGCTTGTTCTGGAGTCAATATAAACACGCAGAAACCTCTTTTGTCTGCGTTTTCAGAGTTTTTCTGAATCCAACGAGCTTTAGCAAAAAGGTGTCTTTCGTTGTCCGCTACAAGAATACAGTGATTACTATTAGAATAGAATGTAGCAGGATTAATTCCTTTTTTATCGGCTTTATGAGCTAATCGGAAATTATTGTTGCGATTGACCCAATAAATAGTTTCAACGACATGAGTAAAGTTTGGGCGAACTTCGATCTTGTCGCCATTAGCAGCGTTAAACATCATCGGCATGGCAGATGCGATGCTCTGCAATACATAGTTGTCGCTGATGCTATTAACTTTAGACATAAACTTTTCTACGTCGTTAATATCATCGAGAGACTTTTGGAAAACCGCTTTGATCTCAGCCTCAAAGTTAGAGAAGAACGAAACGATATTCTTTTTAGTGTGTTCGTTGTATTCTAAACTTTCTCTGGAGTGATGAAGCGAAAGCGAACCAACAGGGAAAAAGAAGACAAAGGATGCGGCAGCGTAAGAATTTCTAAGGGAATGATAAATTGGAAAAACGGAAAGTTTATCAGACAAAATATCAAGATTGAGTGGATAAGAAATGCCACCCATAACAACCAACGGCCCATCTTGGCGGCGATGGTAATAACCGCTTTTGTTTTGCGTTTGCAACACGCCCCAAGTATGATTCTTCATCAACCATTCGTAACGGAGTTGTTCTTCGTCGATGCCAGAGGCAACGAAAGGAGCGGACGAAAACTTTAATACTTTGTAAGCAGCTTCCGCAAACTTGGCAACGTCATCAGCTTTGACTGCGACGGAAATCTCGACTCCGTTTGGCTCAGTGGTAGATTCTTCCGCGAGCTTAGTAAAGCGAGTGTCGCCACCTTCGTCAACATAGACGGAGATAATGATCTTTTCGCCATCTTTGCAGGAAACAACGGTGAATGAGTCGGTATAAGACAAAGGAGAGAATCGACCAATGCCGAAGCCGCCGATAGCAGAGTTGTCGCCACGTTTGGAGGAGCGACCATACTTGGTGTAAAGACCAAACAGCTCTTGTTCAGAGAGTCCAGTACCAAAGTCGCGCACAGAATAAGTGGAAGCGAGAACGGTTGGGAAACTGATCTTGATTGGCGTGCTGCTTTTAGCGGCGGCATTAGCGTCAACAGCGTTAGCCCAAGTTTCGCGTACAGTGGCGAGAATGGTATCGGAGTAATTGTTACGAAGGAGAGACGAAATGTAGCGCATTTCGCTCGCATCAATGGTAGCGATTTCAGATTTGAAATCGTGTGACTCAACAACGTTTTTCTGGATGGATTTAACAATCATGTTAGCAATTTGGTTAGTAATTTAATCTGCAACCACTCTACCACACTTTTCTTATCCGTCAAGTGGTTTTGACAACTTTTTTTGAGAATTTTTGAGAAAGTTCTAAAACCTTAGTTTCCAGCCATTTAACCTGTGAAGAATTTTCGCTCAAAACAAAAAGAACTGAATCTTTATTGGAAGTGTAGCTCGAAATCACGAACTCGGCGTGGAATTTGAAATGCTTCAAGAACTGATCGGAAACCTCCTCGTAGATCGAGTAGATTTCAGAGATATTCTTAGAGGAGAAAATGGCGTGTCTAGTGGTCATTTTAATTAGTTTTTAATCCGAATTTTGGGTCGTTCGCTTGCTGAATCATAGTAACGTAATCAATGAATTTTTCTAAGTGAATCCACACTTTTCCATGCTGTTCAATCTCTTTGTCGCTGTAACCTTGTGAGATCATATTCTCCATTTGGTTTTTATTCAGCACCAAAAACTCCACTGTGTTCTTCCTGTAATTTGGACAGATGATCGAGTAAAGATGCTCGGTCTGAACTTCTACGCCAACGTATTTTTTTTCGCTGGCAGAATCCGCCAGAGGCATTGGTTCAGTTCTAAATCCGATTCGCATTTTAAAAAGAAAATCAGTTGTTCTCTTTGCTACTAGGTCTATTTCTGTTTGTAAGTTCATAAGTGATACTCTAAATTTAAAAGTTGGAAAATAGCTTTGTCTTTACCCTTGAGTTCTACGTCGAAGAAAACGTCTTTGCCGTAAGCGTTAGGCTTGTCAATCGGCATATCAGCGTGCTTGCGCGTGCCATTGACGCCCTCGGAAAAGTGGAACAAAGGAGCGGTGTTCCAAGTAGAGTAAGCGAGATTGAAGTCTTCTTCATCAGTAGTGCCAGAGTTGCAGAATTGACGATGCAGAGAGTCGTAGGTCACAGGGATTCCGCTAGTGAGGAAAAAATGTTTGTGCAAGTTGGCGACGTTCCATGAGCCACCAACGTTGTCGTTGACCTCGACGACTAGACGCGACTTTACGTTGTGAGGTAGAGTGCGGTAATTGGCGAGAAATCGTTTGGAGATTTCTTCGCAATCGCCATCTTGACGGCAATGAATGTTGAGCGGCGAGCGATAGTCTTGAGGCAAGTCAAGCAAATCAAATAGCTCGGCGTGAGAAATTAAATCGCGCACACTGTTGCTGATTGTGTCGGCATTTTGATTGGTGAGCGTGATGTATTCAGAAGGATGAGCTGAAATTCTGACGCCACTAGTTTTGATTTCGTTGGCGATTCTACGCAGAGCGTCACGCATATCAGGCCAATCAGGTAAGTCTTGCAGACGAAGATTAACGTCAGGATGATTGATAACAGGCGTCAAACTAGAGGACAAACGATAGCCAGCAATGCCGTAGCTGTGGCAATGCTTGATGATTTGATGCGTGATGAAAAAATTATGGAGGATGCGTTTGCTAAGAACGCGAACAGCATCGGCTCGATTTAGAGAAAGGAATCGAGTGAGAGTCATAGTCTCAAACTTGAAGCCTTTGTGCTCGGCAAGGATTTCGGATATGCAACAGAGAGATAGTTTCATGCAAGGAAGCTAGATCATAAACCGTCTAGCTTGTCAATGGTTTTACTGGTCAAGATTGAACTTTTGTAGCTTACCGATCTGCAAATTCAAACAGTCTGCTGGATAGTAATAGAGCTTGTGAGCAGGAGAAGATTCGTCCAGTTCTCCTTTTTTGCAGTTCAAAGATTGATTTAAAAATGATTTTTTATTCATGTAACCAAGAATCCAGCCTTTTGAATAGTCTTTGAGAATACTGGTGAATAAATAGAAATCGCAGTTCTGTAAGGTGTTGAACTGATAAACTGTGCAGTTGTAAGAAGGTTTTGGTCTAACTGTGCGTTCTTTGGCTTTGATTTCAAAACGTTTTCCTTTGTTTGATTTCCAGTCAGAGTTGTAATCTTCGTGAGAGATGATCTCGCCGCCGAGAGCTTCCTGAACCATTAAGTCAGAGATCATGGCGATTTTCCAGCCATCGCCGTCTCGGATGGAGTTTTTTAATTTCGGCTTATCTTCCGCTAATTCTAATGCGGTGGCGACGAGCTGCGGGTGTAGGTCTATTTCTATCATTTATTTGTCCTAAAAGTGTTCGTGTTTGATTTTATTTGGCCGCAAAACGTTCATGTTTGGTTCTAATGTATATCTTATTTGCGATTTTTTGATTCGTGTTTGAAACTGGAGCGACAGGTGGGGGTCGAACCCACGACAGCTTGTTTGGAAAACAAGGACTCTACCACTGAGCTACTAT